TTACAACTTTGGCAACTTTCATTAACATTGCAAGGCCTCTTAATATTGGACCTCCTAGGACTAAAGCAAGTCCTCCTAGTAATCCAAAGAAAGTGCCTACATTTTCTTTTATTAAATCAAGTGAGCCTTCTTCGCCAGTAAATATTCCTATAATACCTCTTATGGTATTTTTAATGTTAGTGAATACTTCTTTTACTTTTTCAGCAAATGCCTCAGGGTCGATGACTCCAGTTGCAAGACCGATACCTAATAATAAACCTACAAATCCTGCACCACCTCCGACATTACTTGCAAAGTCATCAAACTTACCAGCCATACTTTCAGATGAAGAAGCTATTCGTGATAATGTACTATTTTGTTCATCTTGAATTTTAGCATTCTCTCTTTCTTTTTCGATATTGCCTGCTTGTTTACCAAGTTCGTTTAATGTTTCTAAAGCGATTGCCTCGGCTGTTGCATCACCACTTTCTACTGCAGCTGTTAACATTGCTTGTGCTTCAGTAAAGCTTCTTTGCAATTCTCGTGTTTCAGCAGTAGATGTTCTACCAAAGAAGCCGTTTAAATTTTCTATCTTTTCTTGAGTTTCGAGTGTGTCTGCCTGAAGTTGATTTTGTTCAGACATTCTTTCATTAAGTGCTTTTAAACTTTGTAACTGCTCATCATTATTTATAGCAGTTTCAATTCCGGTATTTGTGGTTTCTACTGACTGAGCTATCTGTTCTCCAAGTGTATTTAAATCTTGAAGTCTGGCAGCTAATTGGTTTTCATTATTCGGTTTAGCTGCGGCTGCAACAAAGGCATCTAATTGAGATTGTGCTTGTTGAGCCTGTTTAACATTACCAGATTCAATTAACTTCTTAATATTAGCTTGTTCAATACTGGCTTTCTTTTCAATATTGGCTCTTAATTCAGCTAATTTTAAAGTCTTTTTATTTGACTCAGCATTCTCCCTTGCTGATTTCAAATTTTCTTTTACCGAGGGGTCCGGCTTGGGCCCTGGTTTTTTCTTATCTTCTGGTTCGTCAGCCATTTACTTTCCTTTTTACTTTCCGCCGAAAGCTCTTCCTGCCTCTGATATACCAAATGCACCTAATGTAACAACTACAAAAGATGTATATATCGTATCAGATATAACAAGGTCTTTGCCCATGAACGCTGTAATTAAATCACATGTTCCGAACACAACCATTAGAGCAAAAGATATAAAACCTATGATAGCTTTTTCATTAACATCATTATCATCTAAAAAAATATCCATAAATTTTCTTTCTGGTGGAGCTAGTCTTTTCTTTGCTTCAGCAGCTTCTAACTGCATTTCTTTAATCGTATCTTCAGCCGTATCGAGTTTATCGATTAACGACATGTACTTATCTAAATCAATCTCAACTTCATTACGATCGTTATCAACATTTTCTGCCATTATTTTGTCCTCATTTTTCTTTGCATTTCCTGCATTTTTTCATTTTCCTTTTTAATATGGTCTTGTAAAAGAGCGATATAAATCTCCCTTTCCCAAGGTATCATAGTTTCCAATTCTTGCAAACTGTAACCATGATTTTGCATTAATGCAAAATTAATCTTGAAATGGTTTACAAGATTATCATGGGAAAGGCCTAGGTAAAAAAACTTTGTATACCTCTCAGCTCTATCCTATTATCTCTTTCACATTTAACACATTTATAATCAATTACTTTTTCTATGCTTGGCATATCTTCAAACCACTTAGTAATTTTTACAAATTGGTCTGCACTTAGGTTATCCAAGAAGTTGTTAACATCTTCTTTTGTTTCCTTTGCACAATCATAGACATTATCTTCATCATATATAGTATCAATACAATCAGCTATCATAGCAAAAGCACCTTCGGCTTTACTTAATTCTTCTTCACTATACTTTTGTAAAATAGTAACAGATGGATATCTCATTACTACTCCAATTTCTTCAGTTAATCTTATAGTATTATCCTTATCAGGACTTTGTATTTCAATATCATCTAAATTAACCGATACATCAGTAAGTGATTTACAATCACTATCTTCGCATTTTAATCGTACATCAACTTTTTCACCGACTGACTTTGCTCTTAATTTTAAGAAAAGCCATTCTATATCAAAAGATGCCAATGAATCAACATCTATATCCGTATGTACACATGCAGATATAACATCTTTCATTGCACTCATAATTTGTTTATTATCTTTAGTTTCTAAAGCAATCATGAGTATTTTTTCTTCCTTAACTACATAAGGTCGATATTCTATTTTAGCTCCTGTTGATGGTATCTCTGTTTTATACCGTGGAGCATTCACTATTGGTAAAGCCATAATTATTTTCCTCTATTATGTAAGTAAATCAACAGCACTTCTTAAAGCTGAAGCCGTGCTAGATATTGGGCCTTCTGGAACATATTTATCATATGCAAAAGTAACAGACATTCTTACAAGGTCTGAACTGTCTTGGCTCAATTCTATCGAGTCCATGCTGACTGGAAATGCTTTTTCAAGTCGCACCCCGTATACCGGGATATTTTTCTGATTCAACTGTTGTATTACCACATCAACAGAAAAATCCTTTTTGTAACCAACTCTATATGAGTCATTATCAAAAATTCCGCTCATCCAATTATCAAACATTTGACGCATATAATAATCATTTGTTAAAAGAAATGACATTGTAACATCTTCGTCAATAACTGTATATGGATGTTTATTCATTGTTCGCACATCTTGATGTTCAAATGTGCTAATACTTCTGCCTGGTAATGTAACCGATTGGCATAGTATTGAAATATCTCTTGGGTCGTTAATTAAATTCTTTAAACTAAAGTTACCAGATACAAGTGACCCAACTAATGATTCTGGATTTAAATTTAGTAGTGATTGCGAGGGCGGAGTAAATATTACATTAAACCTGTTTGCGGGTGCTACACCACCTTTCTTTGATATTGTTGATTTTAATTTATCTATTGACATTATCTCTGCCTTGCAATTTTAATACTGTCCTTAAAGACGGTACCTTTTTGTTTCTTTTTAAATTGTTCTGTTGGTAAGAATATGGCCACTTCCCAATCTGTCATGGGCACTCTTGTAAATTGTGACCTTACATGGTCTGTTAAATAGTGTTTAAAACATGGTTTAAATTCTTTATACTTTCTTACACCTGCTAACAGTTTATATCTCATTTTCATTAATCTTGTTTTATCTGTTATTTTATTTGGTGCTGTTTTCATTAATTGGTCAAGAAACGCTGCACGAATATCAGGTCTAAGATAATGTAAATTTAACCCATAGAAACCATCTTTGGCAGGTTCCACAAAGATTGTAAGTGGAAACCTATCATAATACGGTAGTGTTGCTTTGTGTTTTGGGTCATAGAAATACATATACATACTACCAGCAATTGTTCTGCCGGTTCTTTCTAAAGCATCATCTTTTAATAATGACCTACGGTTAACGGTTAATCCCTTAACTTTATCCTGAAACCATTTTTGTGATTCTTTAGTTCTGCTTTGTACACCAGCTCTGAATGCTTGTGCTTGTAATGTATCGAATAAACTTGCCATATATCTATTTATATAACTAAGTGATTAGTTTGATGCCTAGATTTTTTAAAGTTTCTTCTGTCCATACCTGAAACTTCCAACCTTTTTGTTTAGCAAAGGCATCTGCTGCTTCCCACTTATCGTTATTTTTGGTAAAAGTTAATACTTCATTGAGATATTTCTTTGTTTTCTTTCTTACCTTAGGTGGTATAGTTTGAGATTTTGGTTTAATCTCTACTAAAAGTGTTTCTTTATTATCAATCTGCACTAATAAATCAACGAAATATCTGTGAAGCTTCTTATCAACAGAACACTTATATGGTATAACCACTTCTTCGCTATTCCATAGTGTTACTTTTGGATTGTTTTCGCACCATTTAAATGCTTGTCTTTCCCACAACGAACGATAAACTATCTTGTGTGGATTACCAGCATATTTTTCTGGTTTCTTTAATTTGTATTTCCCTCTGTAAGCCATTATAAATAAACCTATATATATTTAAATTATTATTTATAAGGTAAAAGTATGGCAGATAAAACAATTATTTTTCCAGATGCATTGGAAGAAAAAATGGATAATGATGATACAGGTGGATATCCAAATATAAGATTTTCAGCAGGAAGTGGTTTAGAGTTTGAGGCAGTGCATTTATATCTACCTCAAGGTTTACAGTTTAGTGATGGTGCAAATTATAATGGAGTTGATTTAGGTGTTATCAATGCGGCATCGAGTGCATTAGAAGGTATAACTGCAGATAATGCTTCAGAAACAATGTCCTCTGAGGCAACAACAGATGAAGTTTTTGTTGGTTTACTTGGTATGATGGATAAATTTGGAATAGATGGTGGTACAGCTGCAAAGATAGGAATCGATAGAGGGGTTGCATTTAATCCACAAACTGCTCTTGCATTTGATAGAGTAAATATGCGTCAATTTAATTTTGGTTTTGTTCTTGTACCTGAATCATTAAAGGAACAAGAAAAGGCAAGACAGATAGAAAACTTTTTTAGGAAATACTTATATCCAGAAGTAACTGGTTTTGTTTCTAAATTTCCACCTAAATTTAAAATACAATTTATGGATGGTGCACAAGAGAATCCATATATGCCTATGATACACGAGTCGTTCTTGACTGGAGTAGAGGTAACAATTAATCCAGAAGGTAATAGTTTTCATATTGGAGAAGGAACCTATTACGCACCAACATCTGTAGGATTAAATCTGTCATTTAGTGAAGCAAGAATGTTATCACGACACGATTTATATACTAAGAGTACTGATGCCGGTTTAAGAATGTATGATTATTCTAGGCCAAATAGTTCACAACCAGACCCAGGTACATCAGGAGATTAATCATGGCATTTTTTAAACAGTTTCCAAAAATAGAATATGATTTCAATCGTGATGGTACAATACAGAATATGGTTGACATATACCGTAGCGTTAGGCCTCTTTCTGCGTTCTTAGACAACTTCTCAGCGTATAAGTTTTATGAGGTTAAAAACGGCGAAAGGCCTGATATAGTATCACAAAGGCTATATGGTACCCCTGATTTTTATTGGACATTTTTTGTGGTCAATGAATTTTTACATGATGGATATAGAGCATGGCCTTTAAGTGAAGAAAATCTTTTTGATTATATTCAAAAGGAATATGAAGGGTTTGTAATTACTACATCTCCAGATATAGTACGAACAGGAGATGGTTTAATTATTAATGCAGATAATCCGACTGGAGAAGGTTTCAGGAATTCTTTATCTGCTAGATTTACAATAGGGGAAACAATAACAGGTTCAACAAGTGGAGCTACAGGCACACTTGTAAAAAAAGATGCTGACAAACAACAACTAGTGATTCAAAATGTTACCGGTGCATTCATAGCTCCAGAGGAAATAAAAGGACAAACCAGTGATGATACTGTTTCATCAAATCAAGTATTTAAATATGCAGAGGCTCCTTTTTATTATTTTAAAACTGGAGACGCAAAGAAAAGACCTATTACAATAGATACACATGTACAAGGTGGTGTTCCAGAAAATGAATCTTCCTTTGTATCATATAGGTCACAAATAATAGAAGAAAATGATACAAGAGCACAAATACGATATGTAAATCCAGAAGCTATTGGACAGTTTGTAGATAAATTTGAAGAATTATTAAATGGCTAAATCAGGAACAAAAGGAACATCTAGGTTACTATCACAGTCGAGTGAATCTCTAACTCCATCGAGTTATACTTTACACGAGGCATTGATTAAACCGAATAAACCTGTTAATGGTAATGAAACCTTAGATATTACCGGTATTATAACAAAGTTTAATATCATTGAGGATTTAAATAATCCTTTTATAGAGGCTGTGTTTACAATTATAGACGCAAATAATTTAATTGAAACATTACAGTTAATTGGTAACGAAGAAATTAAAATATTATTAAAAAGGTCACCTAAAAAAGAAAGTTCACAAGATGATGCAAAATGGGAATTAAATTTAAAGATTGCTGAAATATTTGGATATGTAAGACATACTGCGTCTAAACAATTTTATAAAATTCGTTGTGCTTCTACACACATATATAGTAACCAGGGTAAGGTATTACAAAGACCATTTAAAAATACTATAGGAACTTTAGTAGAAGATATTGTAAAAAAAGATTTAGCAATAGAAAAACATGATATTGATTCATCATCAAAAGGAATAATAAAAGGAATATACCCTACACTTAAACCACTTGCAGCAATATCATGGTTATTAAGAAATGCCTCAGAAGATGGTTCACATTTTTATTTTTATGAAAATATTGTAGATGGAATAAAATTAAAATCATATAAAAAGCTTTTAGAAGAAGAAGTGTATGATACATATGAATTTAAACCGACATTTAAATTTGAATTAGGCACACCAGAATCATATGATGAGGTTCGAAGAAGAATAAGAAAGCTTGTAGGCAATGATGGAGTTAGTAAATTAACTCAAATATCAAAGGGTGTATATGCGTCTTCTTTATTTACAATAGATACGGCCGAAAAGAAATTTGAAAAGTTTATATTTAATTATGATAATAAAGAGTTACAAAAGGTAAATAAATTTAAACCCTTTAGTGATGAAGATAAAATATTAGGCCAAAAATATAGTGATTTAAAAAATGCAAAACATCACCATGTAAATTTAAACAGTGGTTCATTCCCAGGGTTTGATAATTATCATCAACCACTACAACCAACACTCTTAAAACAGATTGCCCAGTTTGAAGGTTTAGAGGAACAAGAAATACAAATACAAATTCCAGGTGACTTTGAATTATGTGTAGGTAAAGTAATTCAACTAGATGTAGTTAAGGCTGGAGATACTGAAGAATTAGAAGAAGCGACAATGATTGATAAAAATCTTTCGGGTAAATATATAATATGCAGAATAGATAATAGATTTAGTAATGAGTTTGTGCAAGCGCTCACAATAAAAAGAGATTCAATGGGAGTAGATATTAATGCTGGATAGTTTTGTAGAAGGACAGTTTACATGGTTTATAGGAACCGTAGAAGATGTAAATGACCCAGAGTTTTTAAATAGAGTTAAGGTTAGATGTTATGGTTATCATACTGACCAAATTGAAATTTTAAAAACTGAGGATTTACCCTTTGCTACTGTGATGATGCCTAATACTACGGCTTCATTTAAAGGTACTGGCGGCAATCATGAATTAATGGTTGGTTCATGGGTGATTGGTTTCTTTAAAGATGGACCATCTGCACAGGACCCAGTTATTATGGGAACCTTTGCATCTAAAACAGAAGGTATAATAGATACCCCAGTAGAAGCACAATTAAATCCACCAACAAATAAAGTACATAAAACAGAAGCAGGACATTTAATTGAGCTAGATAATACACTAGATGCTGAAAGAATTAATATAAAACATGGTAAAAATACATCTACCTTAAACATAGATAAAGATGGAATCACCATACTCCAAAGCACAGGAGTTGTAACAGAGGAAGAAGAAGCTAAGACTCATACACTAACTCTAAATCCTAAAGAAAATACAATTAATTTATTACACAGTTCAGGCACAACTATTAATATATCAACTGAAGGTAGTGTTACAATAAATGCATTTGATGATATTGTAAACATAGATGGCAATACAACTATTACTGGGACACTTCATGTTACTGAGGCCCAGACAAATGATAAAACAATAACAGCACAAGAAAGTATAACCGGTAAGGGTATTGTACTAGATACTCATACTCATACAGGAGATAGTGGTGGAACTACAGGAACTCCTAACTAAAAGGTATAAATAGATATATGGCAATATTAAGTGACAAAAGTATAAGTGGAGACCTACTCAAAGCTAGGGTTGTATCTCGTAAGAAACAACATAAAGACTTAGATTTATCTTTAAAAATACACCCTATTCGTAAGGATATAATTCCACTAAAAGATGATAATGCAATAAAGAATGCAGTTAGGAATTTATTAGTTTCTAATTTCTTTGAAAGGCCTTTTCAGCCCTCACTAGGAGCTAATTTACGAGGTTTGTTATTTGAGCCCATGGGTGGTATAACAAAGATGAACCTTAAAGAAAACATTCAAAGAGTGTTAGTCAGGCATGAGAAAAGAATAGAGGTTTTAAATATTGCTATTAAGGAAGATATAGAAGGTAATTCATATCATGCAACAGTGGAATTTAGAATAAAAGAAACAGATACTGTCAATGATGTAGAGATAGTACTAAGAAGGTTAAGATAATATGGCTACAAATTTAAATGTTACGGAATTAGATTTCGACCAAATCAAACAAAATTTAAAGAATTTTTTAAAACAGCAAACAGAGTTTAATGATTATGATTTCGATGGCTCAGGTTTATCTGTATTATTAGATGTTCTTGCATATAATACTCATTATAATGCTTTAAATGCTCATTACTCGTTAAATGAAGCATTCTTGGACTCTGCTCAAATTAGAGGTAATGTTGTAACAAGGGCAAAAATGCTTGGATATGTTCCAAGGTCCAGATTAGCTTCAAGAGCAACTGTAAATATAGTTGTAAACATTGCTGGTGAAAGTGGTACGATACCAACTACACTATCTTTGCCAAGAGGAGCAAAATTATCCTCAGTGGTAAGTGGAGAAGAGTTTCAGTTTATTGTTTTAGAAACTCAACAAGCAACTTTAGTCGGAACAACTTATACATTTAATAATGTTTCAATAGCAGAAGGCACATTAAGAGAATTAAAATACCGTGTTGATAATGATATAGAAAATCAAAAATTCCAATTATCGGATACTGATACAGATACATCATCACTTAGAGTAAGGGTACAACAAAACGAAGAAAGCACTGCCTTTGATATTTACACAAAATTTGAAACATTAAAAGGTATTGATTCAACATCTAAAGTTTATTATCTACAAGAAAACGCAAGTGGGTTTTATGAAATATATTTTGGCGATGGTGTAACCGGATTTAAACCAACAAATAATAATATTGTTACAGTAGATTATGTTGTAACAGATGGTAAAGATTCAAATGGTGCAAACAGTTTTACTATGGTAGATAATATTGGTGGATTTGCCGGTATAACAGTTACTAATGTATCTGCCGCTGCTGGTGGTGCTGATGCAGAAACTGCAGAATCAATTCGATTTAATGCACCTTTAACATTTGCGGCACAAAATAGAGCCGTAACATCTGATGATTATGCAGCTATTATAAAAAGAGAATTTAGTAATATTGATTCTATATCCACATGGGGTGGAGAAGATAATGACCCACCAGATTTTGGTAGTGTTTATGTAGCAGTAAAACCATTACTTGCTGATAAATTAACAGAGGCTGAAAAAACAGAAATTACCGGTACAATATTAAAAGGTAAAAATGTTGTTTCTATTACTCCAGAAATAGTTGACCCTAATTTTACAAGGCTAGAATTAGATGTATTCTTTAAATATAATCCTAATTTAACAGATAGAAGTTCGGTTGAATTACAATCGGTCGTAAGAGATACTATCACAGATTACAATTTTAACAACTTAAATAAATTTGATGGAGTGTTTAGGCATTCAGAATTAACTCGTGCAATTGATAATAGTGACCCTGCTATATTAAACACAATCGTGCGTCCAAGAATGTTCCAAAATATTACACCTAGTAATAATTCGGATAATAATTTCTCACTTACATTTGCAGCACCTTTTCATCAAACAGGTTCTTCAACTAAATTTATATTATCATCTACAGCATTTAAAATAAATAACGAAGACTGCTTCTTTGGAGATATACCAATTGAAGGTTCTACGAATAGAAAAATTATTGTTTTCAAAGTAGTATCACAACAAAATATTACTGTAATAAATGATGCTGGTTTAATGGACACAGAGAAGGGTACATTAACATTAAATAATTTTAGGCCAGATACAACATCGGCTATAAAAATTACAATTGTACCTGATAGTTTAGACATTGCACCTAAAAGAGACCAATTATTATCCATTGAAAATGATAGTGTAATAATAACACCAGAGATTGATTCGATTGCAGTATCAGGTTCATCTGGTTCAATCACATATACAACTACATCTAGAATAAAGTAACATGAAAAAAAGTTATTCACCAGGAGTAATACAGCAAAAATCTAGTAGTCTTCATGACACTAAAGAAAATATTAGAATTGAGCAACTCATTCCTTCTGAAATATTAGAGGACCAAGGTCAATTACAAAAATTTTTAGAAGCATATTATACGTTCATGAATATGGACGAATTTATATACCAAGAAAATGAAACCTTTACAGGAGTTGTATTAGAAGAAAAGGTTACATTTCGTATACCTGACCCAGAAAATAAAAATAATAAATTCTTTACAGATGAAACTGGTGCAGACTCTAGTTTAGTTGTTACATCTCCTGCGGGGGTTGATACCACTATTTCACTTGATGCTATTAATGTTGCAATTACAAATGGTAACGAATTACCAGGTACTCTTGCGAACTTAACATCGGAAGTCGGTAAAACATTTACAGTATCCGGTTTAAGTTCAAGTAATAATTTTACGGCCAAATTAATTACACCAGTTAAAAATTGGGTAGGTCCTGGGCCTTCTTTTGTTATGAATACAATTGAAGAGGCAATGAATATAGATGAAAATGCTTCTAATTATTTAGAGCTAATGCAAAAAGAAATTGCAGCAGCAATACCTAGAAATGTTACTGTAAATAAAAGAACACTTTATAAACAAATATTAGATTTTTACAAACTGCGTGGTAGTTCAGATAGTATAGAAATATTTTTCCAAATATTATTTAATGATGATGTAGAAGTTGCATTTCCATTTGATGAAACACTTATACCATCAAGTGGTAATTGGTCACAGCCACCAGCTGTTACATCAGTTGTAAATGGTGCTGTTTCTAATTCTACAGCTATCACAGTACAAACTGCAGATGTAAATATAAAATTAGGTTCCGTCTTTATTGGTGGAACAGTAAAAAGAGTAGATAATGTAACTGTCGCTGCAGTAAACGGCACATCTGTTACTCTTGATACTGCAGTATCCTTATCAAATGGTGCATCTATTACCTTTGAGCCTAGAGGAACATACCTTGACAACAAAGGGTTTTTGAGTTATAATATTAAAATACAGGATAGTTTAAGGTTTCAAAAATTTAGTTATTTAATTAAAACTGGTAAAAATTTATCAGATTGGGAAGGTGTCTTTGATAGACTTGTTCACCCTGCTGGATTTATTTACTTTGCAGAAATATTACTGTTCTTACAATTAACAGATAATGTATTAACTGCAGCAAAAAACAAAGCATCGTTACCTGGTACACAACCAGGAGTTATAGGTGTTGAAGATATTCCATTACTTGTTGAAATGTTTGCTTCTGAGTTTCTACCAGGGGTTGAGGCCAAGATTGCAAAAAATGGATTACTCTCTATTGATTTAAAAGATGGTATTATAAATGTTATTAATATGACAAATGGTGGTAGTGGTTATACAAGCGTACCAACAATAACAACAGCTGATGGTGCAGCTGCATCGGGATTTACCGCGGCATCTCTTACACCTGTATTAACGGCCGGTTCAGTCAGTTCGGTTACCATTGTAAATGGTGGTAAGGATTATGGTATACCACAGGTTACTTTTGCAGCACCAGCCGATATTACTTTTAACGGAAGTAGTTCAAGTATAGTAAATGTTGGAAATAATACCATTCAATTAACAGGTGCTCAACAGGCAGCATTTCCTGTAGGTGCAACACTTACATATTCAACAACAGGTGGTGCAATTGGAGGATTAACTTCTGGAGCTCAATTTAGAGTACACACATCTGGTTCCAATTTAATTAAATTAAAACCTCTTGCTAATCAAGCAAATCCAGAAGTAGAAATTAATATTACCAGTGTAGGAACCGGCACAACTCATAAATTTACTGGTGTTACGGCCACGGCCACAGCAACTTCTTTAAATGGTGCATTAGAAAAAATAACTATATCAGATGTAGGTTTTGGCTATGCGGCAAATGCAACATTAAGTGTATCATTTAATGGTCAAGGTTCTGGTTCAACACAAGATCCTGTTGCAACAATAGGTACAACTGCAGATGGTATACTCGATGTGGATAATATTAATATTACAGGAGAAGGTTTTGGATTTGACCAATTATTTGGTTCCGTTGGAACTCCTGCTGTAGCTATAGGTAAAGTTGCAGCTGTTACATTTAATGGTCGTGCAAATAAACAATATAAAACTGCACCAGTTATTGTATTTCCAGAACCACAATCAAAAGATTCGCAAGGTAATTTATTAGTTAGTAATGTTACTGCTGCAGCAGAATTTACAATTCAGGCAGAAGATGATTTATCTGACCCAAATAATCAGAAATATAAGGGCGAAATAACAGGGGTAAATATAACTAATGCAGGTAACGGATATATTGATGACCCTAAAGTCACAATAAGTAGTTCTGTACAAAATGAGGAAAGAGTTGCTGAAATGTTACATACCAGACCGGTAGAATGTAACCATGTAACTCTTGCAGATGGAGAACAATTAATTACAACTCAAATAAATCCAAGACAAGCGACTGGTTCAATTATGACTAGCACTGGAACAGCAGTTAAATTTTTACCAGAACATACAGTAAATATTGTAAATGCAAGTTATGGAATTATAGAAAATAATGGGTATAGACAGAGGAGAGGTCCTAGTAATTTCTTTAATACACCTAGGCTTTTTAACAGTAATCAAACAATTGAATTTTTAGGTTCAAATCAAATACAAAACCTTGATTCAACTGATATAAATAAGTATAACACAAACAGTTTTGTGGATATTGAATAGAAGGGAACAATTATGGCAGCAATTGTAAGTAACAATTTTAGAGTGCTTAACGCACAAAATTTTAAAGAGGATATC